CGCGTATTTTCGTCACTCTTGATTGTTACTCGCGCCCAATTCCAGGCATACTCGTCGAGGATCGCCCGCACCAAATGTGCATCAAGCGCGGCGTCTAGCTCTGTGCGGTCTGCACGCTCGTCAGATATCGTTGTCATGCGTCGCAGGCCAAGCAATTGCAGCGCATCGTTATAGATGGGCAGCCAATCGCGTGTGAGCGTTGTGAGCGTCTTCTGAGGCCGCGACATAGCCTCTTCTTGCGCAGACAGGTCCATGGAGACCTGAACAGCGGTTTCGAGGGTTGCTGTAAGGCCTTCCACGCGGTCAGGCTTAATGCG